GCAATCGCAGCCACCGACAGCCGTCGCTGTCGGTGTTGCTCAGATTACACCGCCGTCATCAGGTCGTCAGAGTGCAAAGAATCGAAGTCCACCACGCAAAGTACCCGACGTTATAGCGGGCCTCAGTCATGAACTTCACGTCCTTCGTCTCCAAGTCCTCGATGCCTTTCATCATGCGGGTCAGCGGCTCGCGTCGCTGGAATACGAAAGGCTTCACGGCCTCGCCTGTTTTGAACAGGTACAGCTTCACGTCACTGGTCAGGTACGGACTGGAAACGATGTTGGGACGATCAACGACAATGTTACTGCTGTTGCTGAGCAGTTCGGATTCCAGCGCGTCGTAAACCAAATCACGCAGCGCCAACGGAACCAGCAACGTCAGGTCATTCAAGCGGCCAACCGTTGGGCGGTTGTACAGCTTGCCCTGATCGTTCTTGAACGCCAGCATCGTTCGCACCATCTTCCGAATTGCGGTTTTGATTTCCGCAACTGTCGGAGTTGCAGTAGCCGCAACGGTGCTGGTGATGTCGTTCGACTGCGTTCCGGAGTTGCCCCAAACGTGGTCAGTGTCGAAGAAAAACTGACCATCGAAACAGGCTGTGCTTTCGCCCTGCTCAAGAACCGAAAACCACAGCTCATCAGGATGATGCGCGGCCTCGATGCCCAATTGTTCAAGCACGGGCCCATACTGGCCCAGGTTGTCGTCGGCCAAGTCGGTCTTCTTGATCATGAGGCTGCTTTCCCAGTGCTTGTTTTCAAGCACAAAATTAGCAGACCGCAACTCAGAAAACTGACGCTCGCCCAGCCACTCACGCATGCCCGGCATGTTGCCAATCCATCCGTACTTCTCGGATGAACGCACGCTGGAAGCGTCGTAACACACCTGCGGGTAGAACGGTGTTGCTGCGGCAACTCGGTTGTCAAACTTCGCTGTCAGGTCTCGCAGTTTGACCTGTGCTGATGCAATATCAATGGCCATCGTCAGAACCCTTTCAGGTCAAAATGAATCAGCCCAGAACGTCGATCATCACATCGACCTGAGTTGCAGAAACGTAATTCACCGCCCGACCAATTCGGGAAGCGTTCGTGCTCGTTGCAGTTGTTGTGAAATTGTCCGTCGCGTAGATCAAATCACCCGCAGTCGCCTGCGTGAAACTCGATCCGGTCAGGCGGAACACGCCTTTTGAGTAAAGATCAACAGGTTTGTCGCCAGCGCTGCCGCCGCTGTTGTCGCACTGCTGATACACGATGCCCGCGAAGGCGTTCGCCCCAGCGTTGTCATCGTTCGTGACGTATCCGGTTGAAGCGTCCCAGAATGCCAGCGTGTTCTGGTACAGATTCACGTTGCTGGCCTTGCCCTGAATCAATGCCCCATTATCGGACATCGTAACCACCTGATTTGCTGAAACAGCCATTGTTCAACTCTCCTCACTTCTGAAGTGGTTCCAGACCGTCATCAATTCGACGGCTGCGGATGTACTGATCTTCTGAAACGCTCAGAAGCGATTTGTGTGCTGCAAACTCTGCCCGATACTTTGCGTTAGGATCGGCTGGCGGTTCCGGAGCGTTGCCCAGGACGTTACCGCGCTTGCCCATCAGGTCCTTTAGTGCGGACTGGGTTTCCTCGACAGAAAATCCGGCGTCAACAAACGTGTTGAACCTGTCGCCATGTCCAGCCAGGTCACATAGTGCCCGGATCTTTTTGCAGCGGTCTCGCTCAATCTGTGCCAGATCGGCTGTGCTGCTTGTAACAATCTCAGGAACCGCCACGACGGCAGACAGATCGGCAACCGGCTGTGTTTCCACGGCTGGCTGTTCGGGCTGTTCAGGCGTCTCTGAAGGTGCCTGCGGCTCGGTTTCGTCAGCCATCGGCTGCTCTCCTTTGCTCGCGAAATATCGGTCCAGAAATGATGCGATACGGCCCCGGACCACGTCGGGCTGTGCATCGCCAAAATATGTACTCAACAGGGCTGTCGCCTGTGCTGGCAGGTCTCGCAGATCGGCGTCCAGGCTAAACATCCCGCCACGCGTTGCGGCTGGATCGTCAACCACGTCGCCAGCCTTGATCGCCTGAAAACGCATCGGCCACATGCCACGCTCTGCTTTCGGCTTCGCGTCGTTTGCACTGGCGAACTGTTGCAGGTTTGCCTGATCCAGTTTCGTTGCCAGACTCACCCCAAACGCCTCTGGATCGCTTTCCGCCAGATCCATGACGTAGTTGCCTAGATCGCCCTGCGGGCTGGTGAATGCCGCATCTGCGATATGCAGGTCACCGCGGAGCGTATCGCCGTCGATTCGCAGATTCTTCCACCGGCCCAAATAACTGCCCATGCCATCGGCAGACATATTCGGGTGAGTGAATCGGGCTTTCAATCCGTTCGGGCTTCGCGTTGACAGGTTCAGGGCCTGATCCAACGTCTTCGCGTCTACGGTCCACGGTCTGGCTTCAGCGTCGTTCAAGTCGCCAACCTGCATCAATGACGCACCAAAAATCACGTTTGCTTTCCGGTCAACTCTGACCGGCGGTGCCGGAAGTCGGTCAGTGCGGAACATCCCCGGATCAGTGAGAGTCTGAATTGTTTTCATTGCTTGTCTCTCGCTTCCATCTGCCGCTTCACTTTGTTGCTCCATGCCTTGCCAGCATCACCACCCCAGAGCGCCCACGCAATCCGCCCGTTCGACGGATAGCCCGGTTCACCTGGGCTGAATCCCTCGCCCTGCTTGTCAACTTCGTGACGGGCAAAATAACTGACCATGCGGCCAATCGTGCTCGGACTCATGGCCTTGCCGTTGCTCAGGTCGCGTGCCCTCGCAATGCCGACAGCCGTTCCGCCTCGCTTGTGCTCACGTCGCCATTCAAGGCCCTGTTTCGCTTCGGCTCGCACACCTGCCGGCGGTCTGAAATCAATGCCCGCGTATTTCTTCACAACGGCCAACGTGGCAACAGAACTGTAATCCGCTCCGCTGTCCTGTTCGTCGTCGTCCGGATCGTCTGGCATGTCGGGCTGGTCCAGTTCCAACTCCGCACGATAGGCCATCATGCGGGCTTCCATGTCGGCCTTCGCTCGTTGCTCACGCTCAATTTGCTGCAACGTCTCATCGAAGTCCCGGCCACGGCTCGCCAGGCTTTCCGTCTGTGTCGTCAGACCTGATTCAATGGCGAGAACATCGGCCTGCACCTCCTTCTGGGGATCGACCCACGGCCAACCTGGCGGAATCCACTGATGTTGCAGGAAATGCTCTCTATTCTCTTCGTACTTCACGGGATCGACCGGAAGCATTCCCTGAACGACGGCCCTGTCAATGAACCTCGCCCAGACCTTCCGGAAGACTTGTTCAATCAGGCAAGACTGCCAGACCTTGAACGTGATCCGGCCATCAATCAGGGCGAGTCTTCCGCCGCTGAAATTGTTAGTGAACTGTTTTGCCAGTAACTCATACGGATATCGCAACGCTGCTGCCACGCCGTGCAATGACCATTCGACATACGGAGCCAGCGTCGTTCCGGGTCGCGCCGGATCGCTGAAGGTGATGCCCTCGCCGTCTGCAAGATACTGGATGCTGCCAGGTGCCAAGTCTTCCAGATTGCTCCGGCTTCGACCGGCTTCGGCAAGCGTAACCGGATCAGTCACACCTGTGACGAATGCCCCGTGGCAGGCTGCCACCTGTTCGGCGATTAGATTCGCATAAACGAAGTCCTTCAGGTCTTTCAGTTTCGGCATAGCTGGTGCCAACCACGGAACACCGCGGAGTTGTCCGGGTGTCTGCTCCTCGTAACAATGCAGCAGATCGTCCAGGCTGACCTCGGTTTCCCGCAGGTCGTAGCCGTAAGAATCATTCGGCAGAGTCTTCGTGACGTAGGCTGCAATCGGCTTGCCCTGTGCATTCAGTCTCAGGCCCAATCGCCGAACGGCCGTAGGTGCCAACGGGCCGTAGCCGAACAGCGGGATTCGCTGCGGATGAATCACCTGAACGGTCAGCGTGACGGGCTTTGCTGGATCGTCATCGTCTGCCATGTACAGCCACGACTCGCCAAAAATACTGTTGCAACGCTCCAGCATTCTCTGCTTCGTGTGCCAGCCTTCGGCCTCGGCCCACTTGCCGAAAAGCCTTTCAGCAGCCGATCGGAATTTCTCTGCCTGTGACGGCGTAAGGATGCCCCGTTCCGGCTGAACTCGACACTGTGGGCGAATACCAACGCCGATAACGTTGTCAACTCGCCCGTTGATTGCACTCGCCGCGAAAACGTCGGTACGGTACAGGTCAATGGCCCTGTCAACCAATGTCTCAAGCTCACTTTGCAGAGCGTCGTTTGTCGTCAGTTTGCTGGCCAGCCACTTTTCGCCGCGTAGCCGATCGTGGTCAGCCGCTTCCCATGCGGTGAATCGTTCAGCGGCTCGCTGTGCCATCGCCAAACGAATCTCGTGGTCAATTCGGGCTTTGACTCGCCTAGATGCCAACGACGGGCTGACGGTGCCGATAACGCGGTCAAAACGCGTCGGCATTGCGGCCTGTTCAACTCGCTTTCTCAAGTCAGACATTGCGGAACCTGACTAGGTTCCGCGACCTGTTAAGTCCACCTGATGCCTGTCGTCGCAGGTCGGCAATTCTGGCGTCCAGTTCTGCCAGCCATGTCGATGTGGCTTCCTTTTGGACCATCTGCCCATCGACGGTATAGGACACAACCGGCGCACCACTCAGTAGGGCGCCTTCCACTTTGTCGCGGATGCCCTCGAATAACGCCAGGCGTTCTGATGCGGATCGTGCCATGTCGCCACTTTCGCAACAGCATGGCAAACAAGCAACCCGCCTATTCCAGACGATTGGAAGCCAGTTTGTTTTCAGCCCCTCCTGACGATGGTCTGAAAACGATGGCCACACCCGCACGCCCGGTACTGGGTAGAAAACTCGCCAGCCGTCGCGGTGTGCTGAACTGTGGCAAACTGACCGCACTGCGGGCAAGCTCCACAACCCGGAATCCGGTGTGGTGGCGTGTAGTGTCGCTTCACGTATGACGGCGGTTTTAATGGCCTCATTTCTTCCACCCTTTCACGAACTTTTCGGCCTTTTTGCCTGAAATAACGCCGTTTTGCGGCCTATTTTCCGCCATTTTTTCCGCCCGTTTTCGCTCAGATTCTAACACGGAATGACCCACAAACGCCAGATAGCAGGCATCTAACAGGTGGTTTCGTGTGAATGTCTGCACCCATTTTGTAATCGTCCCCTTTCCGACCTGAAATTCCTGCACCTCGCGTTCGGCTGTCAACTGCTTTGCGACTTCCATCCGCCCTTCTGGTCTGTCAGTTCTCGGTAGCAACAATGCCGCCGCGCTGGTGGCGTCCACGCTCAGGGCCTGGTGAACCCTCCGCTTCCAGTGATCCGCGTTGTTCTGGTACTCCCTGAACCGCTTCGTTCCGTCCAGAAATGCGACATCGTGCCAACCCTCGCCGATTCTGAGCGTGACCTTGCTGCGGTCTTTTGGTGCATGGTACGTGCTCCCTGAATGCTGCTTGAATCCGAACCCCTTGCAAGTGTTCCACGTGCTGTTCGTGGCTGTAATGCTGCGAATCAGATCCGTTTCCCATCCTGCATCGATCAGCACAATTTCCGCGGGCTTCTGTCCGCCGCTCTCAATCTCCCATCCGGTTTCGAATTTCTCCATCAGCAACCTGACCGCCTGACGAATGGCCGTCGGCAGATCAGTCAGTTCTCGCTGGATCGGCTCATAGCCGTAGTCAATGCAAAACGGCTGACCGCTGGTGTCGTGCTTCGCAATCACAAACCAGTCTAACTGAGCAGCTCGAACGTCAACGCCAGCCGCAATCCGACTGCAATCTGCCGGGACCAGCCCCCGCCTGTATTGGCTTTGACGGTGCATGACGGTTTTCCAGTCCAACGGCTCAACCGCTGTCTCTTTTGCTTTCGCCGGTAGTGCCCAGGTCCATTGCAGAATCTCACGCTCTGAGTTGTCCCGGTCAACCTCCCGAATCCCTCGCCATTCATCCGCACCAACAATGCCAGCCGTGACGAAGGTATTCGTCGCTGCCGAATACCGGAAACCCATTGTCTTCGTCGCCGGTATTTCGCCCTGCACAGATCCATCGGGCAGAATGATTTGCCCGCGGTGTCGCAACCGTGCCTGTGCCAGCTGCTGAATTCGCTGGACGTCGTCAAACAGAATCCCGCACGCCGGACACGCCCACCGGCTCGAGTTCTCCGCTTCGGCCTCGGTCGTCGCATCGTGGTAGCCGATCAAATTGTCTCGACTGGGTGCCACAAACTCACCGCACGAATGACACGGGAACACGACTTCGCCAGCGGTGCCCTGGCTCCACTCCTGCCAGATCCGGCCTGTCTCAACCGTGACTGTCGATTCCAGATAGATTCGTGCCTGACCACTGGCACGATACGCGCGAACACGCCCCTCCATCTGTTTCAGTTTCGTGGCTTCGTCCGACTTGCCGCCAACTTCGTCCAAGTGGCTCACCTCAGTCACGACCAAAACCGGCCCCGTGAATCCGGCTCGTTTGCTGTCGTCGCCGCCTGCACTGATAAACTTCAACGCCGCGCCGTTGCTGAACTGAATCAGGCTCGGAGTTCCGCCTCCAGAGCCACTGCCCTTGCGTGGCAGGAACTGAGCGTAGCGGCTGGCCTCGATTGCCGGACGAATGTCCATCTTCCATTTGTCGCCTGCCATGTCCATCGTCGGCAACCCAAACAGGACCGTCTGGACTCGCTCGAATAAATGATACAGGATCGGAATCACGACGAACGCCAGGGTTTTGCCGGACTGCTGCGGCCCTGTGCATGCGTAGCGGAAAAACTGCCCCTGATCGACGGCGTCGAAAAACAGCCCGTGTGCTGGCTGTCGTGCGGTTCTGAATCTCTGCCCCTGATACGGTCCATCGGGCAGGATTATTTCGTCTTCGGCAAACTGTCTCAGTCCCCGGTATGGTCTCAGAACAACATGGCGGGCAAATACGTCACGGAGGGCTTTCGCTGACGGTTTCGCGTACAGGTCCCAGGGAATCTGATGTTGAGGGGTCATCATGTGCATGGGTTAGCCGCTCCAATCCCTCCAAGACTTCGCTGTTTGTCTCCTCCAGCATCGACCACAGGTCATTCCCCGCCACTCGCTTCAGGTGTTCCGCGAATCGTCGATACGGTCCCAGAATCGCCTGGACAGTTTCCTCAAAGTCGGTCAGCTTGACGATTTGCCCACGCTGCTCAGCCAGTTTGATTTCTTCTTGCTGTGCTCGTGCCAGGCGATAGCGTTCCAGGCCGTCAGATTCTGTTCCGGCCAACATCTCCGGATCTGACGGGACCGGCTGTGCCTCTTTTCGCAGATACCACCAGACACAAACCGC